CACATTGTGGTTGCCGTTATCCCACGCGTAGACGATGCCCGAGCCGGCGAAGCGGTCGGTGGGGACCACCACCCAGGCCGGATAGTTCGCGGTGCCGTTGAGGTTCGTGGTGAAGATTTCCTGGGTCTGATTGGCGAACATCGGAGACTGCCAGTTATTAGTGCCGTGCAGCGCGTACTGCAACTGATAGATCAGCTTTAGGGGTACATAGTTGCCATCGTTGGTAGTGCGGTAAAGGCCGGAGGGGAACTTCACCGTCACTTGCAGCCCCTGTGTCTCGGTGCCGGTGCCAGGCACGGTCACGGGGCCATTCGACACCAGCATCTGCGTCTGTTGAGGATAGCCATTGGCGATCTTATTGAAGCCCGCGATCGGAGCTTGGTCATTGGTGCCTAGGCGCGTCTGGTACGTGCAGTTCGCGTACTCCGAGATCGGTTTCTGATTGAGCAGCACGTTCGACATCGACTTCGCCGTTCCGAACCCGTAGCAGGCCAGGGCGAAGATGTAAGCATCCTTACCGTCGAAATCAACGAAGGACGAAATGATATTGCCGTTCCACGCGAAGGTTCCGCAGCCCTTAGGGATCGGCACGCCGGGCTGCGCCAGTCCTTTCGGACCGGTCGGATCATAGGTGGTCGAAAACGCCGGCTGCTGCGGCTGGCTGGGCTGGAACGCCCAGGCGATCAGCATCGATCCCGCCACCATGGCGGTCGCAGCGATAAAGCTGCACAGTCCCGCCGACATGCCCATCTGCGCCGCGAACCCTGCAAACCCAACCCCGACCCCGGTAAAGCAGGCCAGTAAAACAATGAGCCCTACCATCGCCGCCATCTCGCCCCAGCGGCCTCCGCCCATGCGCGGGTAGAGCACCACCTCGTCGCCGGTGTGCACCACAGTGCGCCAGTAGGCATCGTCCTCGACGCGCCATCCGCCGATCGAGGCGATGTACTTCGCAGGGTCAAGCCCGGCGCGCGTGATGAACGCGCCCAGCGATTCGTTGTCCAAGGGGTCGAGCATGTAGGTTTTGCTTTTCGAGGGCTGCAGGGGATTGAGCACCTCGACGATACGTGTCGAAGGTTGCAAAAGTATCGCCGAGCTGCGCGGCGCGGGGACGAGACTTACGGACTGGTCCATCGATAGATGCCCTCAATTCGACCTTGCCACGGGGGCAAGTTATAGCGCACCCTTACGACCTCGCCGGCATCGGGCGAGGCGTGCAGCATATATCCCTGGCCGTAGACCACGCCGATATGCCAGGGCGGATCGCTCGATCGAAACAGGATTCCATCGCCCGGCTGCTCGGTTCCCGGCGTGATCTTCTCCCATCGCGACAATGCGCCGGCGAGCAGGCGCACGTGCGATCCCCAGTCGGGGATATCGCGGCCCAGGCGGCGCTCAATCGCGATCATCAAGCCCACGCAGTCGTAAACATCCGGACCGCGGCCGCTATCGGCGAAGGGTTTGCCGAGTAGATCGATCCACATCTCGCGAGGCAGGGTCTTCATTGTTGAGCCGCCAATGCTCCGCCGTTGGTGCCGATGCCGGGGAACGCGCCGAACCTTGTCGCGTTGGCATGCGTCTGGCAGCCGTTGGGTCCGTTATAGGTTCCATCGCAGTTGGTCAGGGCAACGGTGGGCGCGCCGGCCATCGCACCGAAGCCGGTTGAGTTGAGAGCGATGGTCGCCGTGTTGGTGCCGGTGACGGTCAACGTCTGCACTCCGTTGGCTGCCGCCCATGCGCCGGTGAATCCAGCCACCGTGCAGGCGATCTGGGTGCCCGCTAACGCGTTCAGTCCGATGTTCTGGATGGTCAGCCCTGCCGCCGCGGCGTTGATCGCAGCGGTGACCGTTTGCGGCTGATAGCCGCACCATTTACCTCCGTAGGTTGAGACGTAGATACAGAACGTAGCGCGATACAAAAACTTAGGGAATAAGCAGCGCAGCGGGGAGGCCGCGCCGCATTGCAAGGTCACCGTCGAGGCGGTCGATGATGTCGAGAGAATCTCCGTGCCCAGCGCGAGATCAGGCTCTCCGGCCGCGTGCGCGGTGTTGTACACGTAGATATTGGCCGTCGCGCCGACCAGGCCGGAGTATTGCTCGATCATGCCCTCTAGCATGCGCATCGCATTCGAGGCCGAGAGGGTGACGGTGGGGAGCTGTCCCGTCTGCCCGCAATCGACACTGAGGTCAAAGTTGAAAGGCTGATAGGTCTGGACACCCAGGCCGTCGCCGGCGTCGAACTCGATCGGATCGGGATTACGCGCCAGGCGAATATGCTCGCCGTTCCAAATCAGGTCAAGGAGAAGCAACCACGCATCGCCCGAGGAGAGCTTGGACTTATCCCACTGTGCGGCCAGCGAGAGTACAGCCATAGGAGAAGTGCCGGCGGCCATCTTATACCTCCGTCACTTCGAAGTTCGTGCCATAGCGCAGCACCCCATTGCCGATGCCGATATCTGAGAACTCGGCCAGCTTGGTAAAGCGCACGAACTTTCCCAGCGGTTGCGAGCCGAACATCTTGCCGTAGATCTGAACCGCGGTGAGCAGCGCGCAGCCGACCGCGTCGATAGTCACCATGGTCGATCCATCGACCGGCAACGGGGCGCCGGTCGAGTTCACTACCGATACCGAGAAGGCGACCGTAAACGTAGCCGCATTGGCGGGCACCGTGAACTGGTAGCTGTAGGGCTGCCAGCTATTCACCTCGGCGGCCAAGGGGCCGCTCGCAACACTCAAGGGGTTGCTGTTCGAGTCGAAGTAGTTGATCGCGACCTGGGCCGCGAGTGCGCCGGCGGCCAGTGTGCCTGCGGCGATATTGAGCGACGCGTTGAAAACGTAGGTCTCGCCGGGATTGCAGGGTATCGACCAGTCACAGCCAAGCTCGGCCGCCACGGTCGAGTTAGCTGGCACCGATTGCCCGGCAACGGTCGCGAACTGAACCGCATTCACGCCGTCGGCAACAGTCGCTCCAGTGGTGGCGACCGCAATCTCCGGCGCGGCTTCTCCGACGCCCCATCCGAAGACCAGTTCGTCGGCCGACTGCGGCCCGAACTCAAAGCTCCAGTTAGGCAGGAGGTTGGGAATCAGAAAGGCGTTGCCGCCCCGCGCCGCGTAGTTGGGTGACTTTTGAAATTGATCGAGGACGCGCACATCTTCGGCAACCAGGTTGCGCACGTTCACCTTCCACGTATCCCTCACGCGCGTGAAGCGCGGCCGCGTGGCCACATAGCCTTGCTCGGGGTTGTCGCGGATCGTATCGTCCTCGGTAGACTTCGAGGAGTCCATCGAGGGCTGACGCGAAAGGGACGGGAAGATCAAAGGGACGGTCGCCATGCCTTGAGCGTGTCCCGAATCGGCGAAATCGCGCTAACCGACGCGCAGGCCGCGCGCCATGATCTTTTTCCAGGTCTGCTCCCACTGCGCCGGCCACGCGAACTGGACGGCGATCGAGACGGTCTTTTCCATCTCGAAGCGCGGCTTGATGTTGCCTTCCGGGATCAGCAGATAAAACGGGAAGGCATCCCGGTCGGTAAAGTACCGGCCCATGATCGCTTTGTGGCCGTCACTCAGATCTTGCATAAAAAACTCGAATCCCTGCACCAGCCTTTGATTGCGCAGCGCCATCTGCTTATTGCGCTTCACGAAAGTAAAACGCCCACCCACCGCGCCTAGCAAGGCCCGCGGCCGCAGCTCCTGGGGAATGATGCCCGGCGCCATTTGCCGCAGGTAGCGAGTCGGAACAGCCAGATATTCCCGGCCGGCGTGAGGAACCTTTTCCCCGCCTTCCTCCTGCGCAACCAGGTAATCCGGCGCGCCGGTGGAGCGGTTGGCGGTATCCGTGTGCACGTCGGCTTCAATGAGCGCGCCGTTCTTGTTGGCGGGACTGATGCGGATACCCTGACGAGTGAAGTTATTACGCAGAGTGAATTTCCCGCTCAGGGTGTCTTGTACGGCGCGCTGCGCTTCTTTGGCGCAGCCGGTGAGCGATGCAGCCAAGGCGAAGGGGATCTGCTTCTTCTGCAACTCGGCGAGGCCTTGAACGGCCTCGGTCACGTCGAGAGTGGCGCGGATGTCCATGGCTAACTTTGCACCTTTCCCATGATGCCCTGTGTCATGGGGCCATTGCTATTCAAGTCCTGCATGAATAGCTGTACCAGGAAGTTTCCCGCCTGGTCGGTGGAGGACTGCGAGCTGGTCACCGTCTGCGGCGTGCCCGTGTTGTTGATCGTGACCTGCACGCCGCCCGATCCGGACGCCGCCTTGCCCATCTGCGCGAGCGAGGCCGCCGCCGAGGGAATCGTGCCGGCGCCCGAGCCGAGGCCGCCGTTCGAGGTAGGAGACGGCTGCTTCTTATTGAACATTCCCATGAGTCCGCTCAGGCCCGCGCCGACCAGGCCGCCGGCATTGGGCTTAGAGTTGTCGCCCTTGAAGCTGCTTCCGGTCAAGCCCTTGCCGCCGCGGCCTTCCGAGTCGCCGAAGAGTATGCCGAAGAGCTGGCCCTCGGCGACCTGGCCCACGTCGCGGAGCATGTT